AGAATAATAATGCTAATCAATTAAAGTATGTTTCATTTAATGCCATTGAATTTCCATTTAAATATATACCGTATAATAATTTACAACCTGCTGTATTTTTTTATGAAGTATTTGAGAGATGTTTTTTAAATACTAATTACACTAAATTTGTAAGAGACACGGGAATTAATGGACTTAGTGAATTAATAGGTGAATTTGAATCTGAAAATATCTTTGAGTCAATTCAAAACGATAATACATTAGTTACTAACTTTAAAAATAAAATTAAAACTTATACTGATTTAATAGATGAATTAAAAAATAACACATCTAAAACAAATTTTACAAATTTTCAATCTAACAATTTTATAACACAATATATTGTAAATGAAATTATAAATAAAGATAATATTTATAGTGTTGATACTATCAGTTCTAATGCCAAAACAATTATTTCTGGAGAAAAAGCATCTGAAAAAATTAAAGATTATTTAAAAGACACTAGATCTAATAAACTTTCATTTTTAGATACATTTCCATTTACAAACGTTAATTGGTTAAAAAATAATTTATATGGAGGTACTTTTATTACTGATGTAGAATCACCAAACGAAACAATAAGTTCTTTTGATTATGACGTTAAAAAAAGAATAGTTTCAAGATTAACAGACACTGTTGGAGGTAAAAAAATATCGGCGTTAACTGATCGATTTGGGTTTTTTAATGGATCACAATTACCATTAGCAACACCAGGAGCTACTTTAAAATATTCCATAAATTCTAGAAATGACTTAAAAAGTTTTTATTTTCAAAGATCTGTAGATTATAGATATTTTACAGAAAACCAAATAGATTATGGATCATCTTATTCAGGACAAGTAAATGAAAAAGTACAAACAACTTCTTTTTTAAACACCCCATATTTTGTAAATTCAATTGTCGAGGGCGTTAAAAAAGAAAAACAAGGAGATAAAAATCCATATACTGCTCTGGGGTATCTTTTTTTAAATTCACTACCTTTAATCTCAACAAGACATAAATTAAAGACTATAAATTCTGATGGAAAAACACAGACAGATATTGATTATCTTTACGCCACTTTAAATAAATTTTCGGCAATTCATCAATTACCATACGCTTGGATTTTAAAATACGGATCTATTTGGCACAGATATAAAACATGGGTTGATTCTAATTTTACTATTGATATTTTAGATAATGTTTGGACAGACATAGATTATAAAAACATTTTTGATCCAATAACAAACTCAACAACAAAAACATATAATCTTTTTGATTTTAACAACAATCCTTTAACACATGTTTTACAAACATCCCAAACACAAAATGTAAATGGTCAACAGGCTAACGTTACCGTAATTAATTTAGGACTATACCCTAAGTTAATGAATGACGTTTATTATTATTTTACAAATAAAGATTTATTTGACGGGACGTATACACCCGATAGTTTATCCGCAATAACAACAAGTAAAAAAATAAAAATAGGAAAAAATAACGACGCAACATTCAGTTTTAGTTTGTCAGGAGACTCAACAGAAAAAAATAGAATGATGACACTTTTAAATTTCTTTGAGTATATGGATTGTGAAGGTAATGTTGATGTTGGTGTTGGACAAAAAAGTTATTTACTATTTCCTTCTTGTGGAGGTATAGATATAAATCAAGCGGTTTGGGAGTCATATAATGAATTAACAAATAAAAAAGAAGAACTGTTAGATAATAAAAAAATGTATAATGGTTCCGTTAGAACATTATGGGGGGTTCCTAATTACGGATATTTTGATAATAGCTTAATAAAAAAACCAACCCCATCTGAGTACTTATTAATTAATAACCCAAATTTTAGTATTGCGCCGCCAACATTAGAAAACAAAAATATAAAATTAGCAAACATAGAAGAAATATTTAATATTTTTGATCCAAAAACTTTGGATTTATTTGAGGGTTATTTTTTAGGTTTTTGCGATAAAAAAACACCTATTAACAATATAGTTTTAGATGGTGAAGATAACTCTAAAGGCACAAAAAACCAAGAACAAAAATCTTTACTTGAACAACTTAAAAAAATATTTTTTGTAGATAAAAATAATATCAGCGTGTCGACTGAAGATCAAACAGGGTTTAGTTTGTTAGAAAACCAAATAAACTCTATGACAAAGAGCATAGGTGAATTTTTAAATTTTGAATGTATTTTAAAATTAGGAAATCCCGGTAACTTTAATAGATTATATTTTAATGATTTTACTGACGACATTACATATATACCTTTAAAAGGTAGCCCTGGTGCAAAATTAAACTACGGAACGTATGGTAATAATTTACCACCTGATGTTACGTTAGTTATTTCACAATCACAAAGAATTGAAGCATGGAAGGAATTGTATAAATATATAGGAGACTCAACAGAACCAAAGGCGTCCCTTACAGATCCTAACTCATACGTGTTTAATTTCTTTAAAGAATTTAATGTTGATTTTAACGAAGACAATGTTAAAAATTTATCACAACTTATAAAAATATATGTAACTAAAAAAATAGAAGATTCAACATACAACAATACAAATTTTTTACAAGACTTAAAAGACTACTTAAATAAAGTAAACAACGAAAACGAAGACACTATTAATGCAACTTTAAGTAAATTAAATGGAAAATTAAAAAATGCTAACGTAACAAATAAATTAACAAATCAAACACCAAACACATACGGAGATGTTTTAAAATTAGAAACATATACCGTTTTTAAAAATTTAAATGATAAATGGATCGCTGGTAGTGATTTTAAAAATAGACTATTATTTGAAGACTTTCTTTTTCAAGACAGAGCCAATGTTGATATTGGTGATGAATTAACGGTTGAAACAGATAAACTATTAGGACAATTAAAAAATCAAGATAAAAAATCCATAATGGATTTATTAAGTAATATTTTATCAGATAATAATTTAATCTTCTTTGCTTTACCTTCCTATATAAATTTTTATGGAATACAAAGCGCAGTAATAAATAACCAAACAATACCTGTTGAAATACCTAATTCTATGTTTGGTACTTATTTAAACGTTGACTATTTAAACTCAAAACCAAAATTTTTGTGTATATATGTTGGAAAACAATCTGAATACTTACAAACTTCAGATACAACATTTTCTAAATTTGGTGACGACTCTTTTGATATGAGAAATTCATCAACAAACCCGTTAAGAGTACCTGCAAGTAATATTGACTATGAAAAATCAAGTCCTGTAGTTGGGTTTAATGTAGATTTTGGAATACTTAATCAAAATATTTTTAGAGATGTAAGTTTAGATATGTCTGAAAAGAAAAACACCGCAGAAACTTTTGCGGTAAATGAACAATTAGGTAAAGCCGGTGCTGGTGATAGTGTGGCACAACAATCAGTTTCTCTTTATAGTATATATAAAAGCAGGTCATATACATGTGATGTTAAATCTATGGGGTGTGCGGTAATCCAACCTACAATGTATTTTAATTTAAGACATGTCCCATTATTTAGAGGCCCTTATTGGATTACAGAAGTTAGTCATTCTATAAGTGAAAGAGGTTTTGACACTTCATTTAAAGGTGTTAGAATGCCATTATTTTCTTTACCAAAACCAGAAAGTTTTTTAATGGGAGTAAACAAAAATTTTACAACAAAATGGAAAAAAGAAATATTGGCATCAAGAAAACCAGACACCAATCCGGTGTCTACATACGTTGTTAATTTATCAACTGCCCCAAATAATGCAACAAATGCGGCGTGTATTGGGGCTACAACATATACAACTAAACCTTTTATTACTAACGTAAAAACAACAATAACCGATAATGATTTAGTTAGTGCACTTAGTGCAAATACAAGTACTAAGGCTATTAGAGCTTGGCTTTTTGGTATTGCGAAAACTTTCCCTATAAATACTGCAGGAGGGTCGTCGGTAACATGTAATAATAATAATTTATTTGGTATTACATGTTTAAATAATCCACCAGCATTGGATGCTAAATTTACAGAACAAACATGCGTTGATTTTAATGGGTCCGACACACCAATTCCTTGTTTCGTAGATATTATAAAACCAATAGAATATATGGAAGCCGACTATAAAACACTATTTGTTGGTTCACCTACATTTATAAATAATTTATATTCTGCAAATACCGTTTCTTCAACGTTAAACGACCCTGCTTTATCGGCATATACCGGTACTACAGATATTAAAGTACTAAGATTGGCATGTGCGTTAAACCAACTTAAAATAATGATTTGGGAATCAAGAAATGGTATAGGAAAAACCGCACAACAATTATATGACCAAGTTAAATTAGAAAGAACTAACGGAACATTAAGTGATTTAGTATATGCCTATAATGTTGAACAAATGATAAAAGGAGTAAACTATTTTTATATACTTAGTGATCCATTTCCATAAAACGATATATTTATTAATAAAAATAGTTATGAGTGTAAAAAATTTATTAGATGAGTATCTAAAAAAAGATACAAGAATCACACACAAACAAATAGACCAAGAACATCAACAAGTTTGTGATTTAGATACCGGAGAATGTTATACAATAAGAATGAAAGACGGACTTATTGAAAGATTTGACAATACTATGAAAACAAATAAAACATTAAAAGTTGAAACGCCAACAGGGGTTAAAACTTTATTAAATGGTTAAAAAAAATCAAAAATGAGTTTAGACAAAAAAATACTTGAAGAATTAAGAAGAATTAATCAGATTAATAAATATATTCTTAAAGAACAAGGTGATGAATTGACAGGTGCCCCACCAGCAGACCCTGGTGCCGACCCGGCAGCTCCTGCTGATCCCGCAGCAGACCCAATGGCTACCGATCCCGCAGCACCTGCTGATCCCGCAGCTCCTGCTGATCCCGCAGCTCCTGCTGATCCCGCCGCGGGTGGTGCTGAAGTTCCTGAACCTGTTGATGTTGCAAATGATCCTGACGTTGAAGAAATTGGTGGTGAAGGCGAAGAAGGTGGTGAAGACACGGAAGAAATTGATATCACTGATCTTGTTACCTCTCAAAAAGAAATGAAAGACAAACAAGATGAGATTATGGATAATTTATTTGGTAAATTAGATGATTTACAAGCAAAGTTAGCTAATATTGACCAAATAATGAATAGAATTAATAGTTTAGAAACCAAATTTGATAAGTATCGTGATAAAACACCTGAAGAAAAACTTATGTTGAGGTCTTTAGATTCTTATCCATATAATCAAAAATTAACAGATTTTTTTGATGATAAAAAAATTGAAATGGATAAAACGGATAAAAATGAATATGTTTTAACATCAGACGAAGTTGAAAATTTTTCACCAAATGAGATAAAAGGTACTTTTAATGATTTTGATGAAGAAGAAGAAAAACTATCTGAAATGTATTATAGAAGAAACAGAAGATTACTATAAAAATAAGGTTCGGTCATCCGAACCTTTTTTATTTGACATTATTAGATTTATACTTATATTTTATTCAGATAAAAGAGTATAAATTTTTAAAAAACAAATTATGTCAAATGCTTTAGATGCGGTACTCGCTCAGTACGAAAAGAACTCACAACCAAGTGGAGGTTCACAAAAATCAAACATTTCTCAAGAAGACAGAATGAAGAAGTATTTTTCTGCTATTCTTCAAAAAAATGAGAAATCAGCACAAAAAAGAATTAGAATTTTACCAACAAAAGACGGATCATCACCATTTGTTGAAGTTTGGTATCATGAAATTCAAGTTAACGGACAATGGGTTAAGTTGTATGACCCCGATAAAAACGACAACGAAAGATCGCCGCTTACCGAAGTTTATAATGAACTTATTTCTACAGGTAAAAAAGAAGATAAAGATTTAGCATCTCAATACAGAGCAAGATTGTTTTATATTGTTAAAGTTATTGATAGAGATAACGAACAAGATGGTGTTAAGTTTTGGAGATTTAAACACAACTACAAACAAGAAGGTGTGTTAGATAAAATTCTTCCTATTTGGAAAGCAAAAGGAGATGTTACTGACCCCGAAAAAGGTAGAGACTTAATCATTGAGTTAATAAAGGCAAAAACACCACAAGGAAAAGAGTATACCGTTGTTCAAACAATTATGTATGACGATCCTGCACCATTACACGAAGACAAAGAAATTATGGATGGATGGGTTAAAGACGAATTAACTTGGAATGATGTTTACTCTAAAAAACCTGTTGAATATTTAGAAGCAGTTGCTGTGGGAGAGACGCCAATTTGGAATTCAGATCTTAAAAAATATGTTTATGGTGAAGAAGCTGAGATTTCACTTGGAGGTGTTAAAGAAGAAACACCTGTTGTTGACCCACAAGCAGATGAAGAACCATCAGAAGAATTACCTTTCTAAAAAATAATTTATGAATAAAATATCAGAAAAAATGTATGAAGCCCTGACCTTGAAATATAGGTCAGAAATGGCTGAAGCTGAAGCTACATTATTAATCTATTTTAATAACCCTGTTGGTATTGGAGAACATCCACAACATTTAGAAGAAATGGATAAGTTTGTTGAAAAAATGACAAACGCTAAAGATAAATTAGATATGTTGTCAACGTC